CTGGACAGATGTTCCTATACAAACTGGAGATGTAATTATATTCCCCGGGTGGTTACTGCATCGTACAGGTAAAAATGAAAGCGACGGCGACAGAATAACTATTAATGTCAATATTAAAGCTAGTCCAGCTATAATTTTCCCAGGAATGCCTAACCCACCACCAGAAACTTAAACAACATATGGTTGACATTCTCGTTGTAAGATAGTATAATAGTTACTCACTACATAACTAAGGCACATACTATGAATATTTTACATAACTTTTTAACTCCTGAAGCAAAGCATCGTACAGCATTTTGGGCAAAACAACCAATAGACGATCCGCAAACTATAAACGGATTTAACGGCACGTTTGCTTTCAGTGATCATCTTTTAATTCCACAAGGCATTACTGAGTTTTTATTAGAGTACTTCCATAAGAAATGTTTTAAGACTTCAAATAGCTGGAAGAAGAATCATATCCAATCAATTGAGCTTGACGAAATTAACGAGCTAATGAACGAACTATGGGATGGTCCAGGAAGTATGATTAAACTATCAAAGATGACAAACGATATGCGTATGGCTCGCCTATGGGACGACGAAGATGAATAAAGGTTGACAGTTATGGTAATAATGCTATACTGTATACAAGTTAACTAAAAGAGTAAACGTTATGAGCAGGCATTTTAGGTATCAGGAAACGGAAGACAATCGAAATTACAAACTAGAAGCTCGTGAATTAGTTAAAGGATTACGCGGTAATCAATTGTACGAAATGTACGAGATTGTAATTAAGCAACTGCAACGTAGTAACAGTCCAACTAAAGATACTGAGTTGAAGGCTGTACAATCTACAATTGAAGATGAACGTGGCATTGATACATTTCGTTTAGGGCGCATTAAAACAGGCTATAAAAGTAGCATGGCAGAAAATGCAAACCCAAGAGACGGCTTCACAAAACCAGCTAAAAAGAAAGCATAATGCAATCTAAATGGTTGACATAGTAGCCTTCTGGTGCTATACTGTATATAACAATTAGGCATAAGAGGCAAAACAATGAGAACTCAACCACAAGAAATTATTGAACGTTTAGAAGCAGACAATTCACGACTAGCTAAAGAACTTATATTAGCCGAAGTAATGCATGAAGGACTAGATGAGTTTTTTGAAGGAGTGCGTATGGCACTTGATCCGCTTGTAACATTTGGTGTTAAGAAAGTTCCAGAGCGTACAGGCGTTATTACTGGACAAGGATTAGATTGGTATAGCTTTAAAGTACTAGCTAACCAACTTATTAATCGAGAGCTCACAGGACACGCGGCACGTGATGCAATTGAACTTGCAAAGAATGTTGCTACTACTGAACAGTGGAACGGCTTTTACAGACGTATCTTAATCAAAGATTTGCGGTGTGGTATGAGTGAAAAGACTGTAAACAAGGTAGCTAAACAAGGGTGGCCGCAATATGCAGTTCCAATCTTTGGATGCCAGCTTGCACATGATAGTGCTAATCACGAAAAGAAGATGACTGGCGTAAAGCAGATTGAAGTTAAGCTAGACGGAGTACGTGTACTAGCTGTATGCCGTGGAGGCAAAGTAGAGTTGTTTAGCCGTAACGGAAAACAGTTCCATAACTTTCCACATATAATTGCAGAGATTGAATCAGTACTAGCAATAAAGCCTGCTCCATATGACTGTGTATTAGATGGCGAAGTGATGAGTGCAGACTTCCAGGATCTTATGAAGCAACTGCAACGTAAAGATGGTAAGAAAGCAACAGACGCAGTACTACATTTGTTTGATTTTATTCCATTAGTAGACTTCCTTAAAGGATTGTGGGATAAGAAGCAAACAGACCGTAGTAACTATGTTAAGTACTGGGTACTAGAAAACGAGGCCCTCTTAGAGCACGTACAAGCGTGTGCTTGGGAAGATGTTGATCTAAACACCACTAAAGGCGAAGAACGCTTTATAGAGCTGAATAAAGCCGCTGTAGACGGCGGATATGAAGGTGTAATGATAAAAGACGTTGACGCACCGTATACGTGTAAGAGGTCGCATGCTTGGTTAAAAGCAAAGCCATTTATTGAAGTAACACTTACTGTTGTAGGAGTTGAAGAAGGCACAGGCCGAAACGAAGGACGACTTGGTGCATTTATCTGTGAAGGCCGCGATGATGGAAAAGACATTAGTGTTAATGTTGGTAGTGGCTTTAGTGATGCCCAACGTGATGAATATTGGACTAATGCACTTAACGGACATCTTGTAGAAGTACGTGCTGATGCTGTTACACAGAATCAAGACGGTACATACAGTTTACGTTTTCCACGATTTAAAACCTTTCGAGGGTTTGAAGCAGGAGAAAAGATATAACAGTTACCTATATGAAAGACGGTAGTCCTAAATCCTGGGATAAGACACCACGTAGTTATGAAATCAAATGGCCAGATGGTAAGAAAGAAATCTGGAAAGATATTAATGCACGTGATTGTCTAACAAAATACGAAAGTATGGATCCATATGGAAATGGACTTGAATTAAGAGAGATAGTAGGCAAAGAGCTACAACTAAAAAAAATAATGGATAAAAAATAAATGTACCCTAATATTAGAAAAATACTTGCGTCCGAGCAAAAAAGACAAAATACTACAATAGAACTTATAGCAAGTGAAAATTATGCAAGTCAGGCAGTAATGAACTTGTGCGGTAGCATCTTTACAAACAAGTATGCAGAAGGATATCCAGGCAAAAGGTATTACAATGGCTGTGAACATATGGATGAAATTGAACAACTTGCTATTGATAGTTTATGCAAGTTATATGATTGCAAGTTTGCCAATGTACAACCACATAGTGGAGTTGGAGCAAACACAGCAGTATATCAAGCATTAATGAAACCCGGTGATACACTAATGGGTATGGATTTAGCAAGTGGCGGACATTTGTCACATGGTGCACCGCCAACACTTAGTGGTAAATTTTATCGAGCAGTTACATATGGAGTAGGCGAGGACGGACTTTTAGATTATGATGTAATTGAAGGTCTTGCAAAATTAAACATGCCTAAAGTATTAGTAGCAGGTGCTAGTGCCTATCCAAGACAAATAGATTGGAAAGCATTTAGAGATATTGCAGATAGTGTAGGTGCTAAACTTGTTGTAGACATGGCACACTACAGTGGCATAGTGGCAGGTAATGCATATGATAGTCCTTTGCCTTATGCTGATGTTGTAACAAGCACAACACATAAAACATTAAGAGGTCCTAGAGGCGGTATGATACTTTGGAACAATCCTGATTATACAAAAAAGATCAACAGTAGTATATTTCCAGGAACACAAGGTGGCCCACTAATGAATATAATTGCCGCAAAAGCACAATGTTATCAAGAAGCATTAGATCCAAACTTTGGAGTTTATGCTCGCCAAGTTGTTGCCAATGCTAAAGCAATGTGTGGAGTATTTGAACAAAATGGTTTTCCTGTACAAACAGGTGGAACAGATAGTCACATCATACTAATGGATCTAAGCAAAAGCAAACACAGTGGCAGACAAGCCGCAGATCTACTAGAAGCAAATGGTATTACTGTAAACAAAAATGGAGTACCAAATGACCCAAGGAACTTTTTAGAAACCAGTGGTATTAGAATTGGAACTGCCGCCGAAACTACAAAAGGACATGATGAAGAATGGTTTAGAAATTTAGCAGATACAATTTGTAATATATTAGAAAATAATGGATAAAAAATAAATTACCAAAACTTCTTGACATTGTAGCATACTTGCTATATACTATATAAAACAGTAAGGAGAATAACATGGCTTCCGTAAAATCAATTGCAAAGAAACCTAAGAAAAAAGTAGTTCGTGGAGCACCTCGTATTAAACGTGGTAATAAACTTTCCGAACCAAGTTGGGAAGGTTGCTTAGATTGGTCTGGAGAAACTTTCCATAAGTTTAAACGAGAGTCTGGTGCTTGGTATTACGAGCATTTCAAACCAGTTGACTTATATCCAGCAGTATTCGAGTGGATGAAAGAAAACGGATATAGTAAAGAAGACATATCTGCAGCAAAGGCTGCACCAACACATGCATTAAGTGTTACGGCTGGTATCCAAGCAAAAATGTTAATGAACGGCATGCCTGATACAAATCCAAAACAGGATGCATATTGGAAAAGTATGCCGGGATGTATGGGAGATAAAGTACATCCTGTAACAGAGTTTTTAGTAACACGTAT